GCCAGACTCCCACTTACGTGTGGGGGGGTATGCACTGCTGCATACCCATGGAGAATTTACATTTCCCTCCATCTACCTTTGGTGAAGGTAGCTCCGCGTGAGCCGTTTCCTAAGGCTCACGCTCGATGTCCGGCCAGACTCCCACTTGCGTGGGGGTTCAGCCCCAGACTCCCAGATATGTCGGGGGTCCGGTTTCTCAGTGAAGAACTGAGTTAGACTCGACTCACCTGTGCCTTTCGTGATCCGTGACTTAGACACCACGGTAAGCACGATTTGGTAAGCTGCCTGCAGGTCCTTGCACCACCTCTTTCGCAAGAGGTGAATGCCAGGTCCACAGAAGCTAACTAGGCCCAGGCCACCAACTCCGACCAACTCCCCATCGACCTTCTTCAGGCCGATGACAGGTAGCTTTTTACGCTCCTGTTCGGGAATCTGGTCAGCCACTATCGACGCAGCGGTCCAACATCCTTTCTTGTGGAAGTTGTTGCTGCACTCGACGGTAGCCGTCAGAGAGTCGGGGGAACCATCATAAGCCTCTAGGTAGTACGCCGGGGTAATGTCTACACCCTTGAAAGCGTACATGCCGCAACTCTCACGGAAATAGGAACCCGTGAACGTTTTAGCATCGTTTACCTTAAGACCACACGAGTGAAGAACTCGTTTGATAGCGGGATATGCGGCATTCGGCGCAATGATATCGTCGCCGTACACCGTGACCCGTGACAATGCGTCCTCTACGGAGATTTCGCGTCCCTCTGCCCTCTCAGTCAGGGTTACACCCCAAGCTGAGAGTATGAGGAATACTATGCTCTGTATCGGGAACGTCAATGCCGACCCCATAGTTGAGAACTTGCGGATGACCACCTTTCCAGGGTGGTTACTCGTTAAGTCCTGTGTCAGGAACCTAGTACGGCATGCGTGCATCGCATCCAGGAGATTACTCCCCTGGAAGCAGTACTCGACTAGCCGCGTCGATATCCTGTCGCTCGCTGAGCTCAAATCAATTGTGCACAGCGATGCATCTATGGACGAGCTTTGGGCACGCTCTCGCGAGCGTCCCTGGTCGTGGAAGTCTACACTCCTCGCAAGCGGGGAGTATCGAATCCGCGTTTCTAGCCAATCAGCGAGTGCTTGCTGCATCCACTGATGACTAGTCGGCTCACTACAGATTAGCCGTGGACCCTTCTGGGTTTTAGGCACTGAAATGAGTCGGGAGGGAAGTTCCTTCTGGTCTGGCCGAAGTTCATGGGCTAGAAGCCCAGAACCGTACCAGTCATAAGGGAACACACTCTCCAACTTGGATGGCCAGTTTGGGAAATCGTACTTGACTCCCTCTCTAAGCCTTTCCGCGACGGCTCCGGGACCATGTCTGGGACGTAAGTTCCATTCAGGATAGAACCCGATCCACCTTCGAGTGACATGCAGACAGAACTGCCTGAAGCCACTCCAATTAAGATCAGGATCGTGAGGGAGACGGTTGTCAAGAAGTGCGAGCTCGTTTTGCTCGCTCTCCACGACTCGGAGACCCCAGAGAGGGTGCCCATGCCGATCTTCCCACCTCGGGACATCACTGTCCCAAGTATCCTTGTGAGACTTAGGAAGACGCGCCTCAATTGCGAAGAACTCATCAAGAGTTTCCTCCGTTCTAGAGGGATGACAGTTTAGCCGAATATTCTTGCAACAGCTCAAGAGCTGAAGCAGAAAATACGCGACTTCTGCATCTGCGTCCTGTACCAGACGTCCTTGGTCATCGAAGAGCATGTCTATGAGAGAACCCCAAAGTCTGGGCCTCTTATTCGTAATCGGATAACCTTGCGGTAAATCTGATACGACCATGCACCCGCGGTCCAACCATTGCAGGAATGCTTTGGCGGCCGTAGGTAGGGTAATCGTCAAGAAGACGAATCCCCTTGCTTCAAAAGCCTTATGGAGGTAGGACAAGTCCAACTCCAATGAGGCACCAAGGTTAGGCCATCGTATGGTGGCATCACGAGTGATGCCGCGTATAATGGCGAACGCCGTGGCTTCGTAGGTTTTCATGTCAGCTCCTTTACGAGGTTGGCATCTACGTGCTGCAAAATACACTCAGAAAAGGGGTACTACCCTATCAGGTAGTACCGCCCGCAATCGGAGTGGATCAGTTGATCCCAACCGTGAGGTCGGTAATCATCTGAGACGACGAAGCGGCCAAGAGAACCGCAACGGCCTTGTGAAGGTCCGCGCAAGATACTGGGTCGTCCGTCTTTCCATGCCGAAATGTCGATGTAGAGGTAAACTTCTTCATCAACACGGTCGGTGTTGCGAAAACAATCCATTCCACGAACAGATTGTGCCTTTTCATGTTGATACCGTCACCGTCAGGATTGTCCTGGCTGTGTCGGATCTTCATCACGATGGACTGCGTTGCGTCGGTGTACGAATACTCCGACCCGTAGCTGTCCTGATTAACGCGGTTAAGCACTCGTGCTACACCAGCGATAGTCAGCGTGAGGGTATTAGCAAACATAGCGTTCTCCTAGGTTGTTGTCACCACCGGGGCTATCTTAAAGCCTTTAGTGTGGCTAGACTTCCCAGGACTGACAGTTTGTAGTTGTCCATGAAGGGCAACCGCAAGCTTACGTTTGCAGTAGGAGCGTTGTTCACGCTCCGTGTTTTCCACTCCTGTTCGAAGGTGCCCGCGGTACAGTAATTCCGTGGGTTACCACCAACGTTCGGGATGTGGGGATGAGAGAGAGTGGCAGTAGCGTTTACCATGATACAAAGCCTGGAAGGCTTATAGTAGATGGAGTTGTAGTTTATGGTCAAGACATTACTGATGTCTGTAAACCAATCCTCCAGCCACGTCCACGGTATAGCTTTCCAGATCTGGATCGGCAGATGGCCCTTATTTAGTCCAAGGACCGTCCGCATCGACTCATTGAAAGTCGGATACTTGCCAATCTGTGTCTGATCTCGTACTACCCA